ACACGTCAACGGTTTCTGGATTTGCAAACGCATTCAGTCCGTTTATATAATCTGCAGCTCTTGGAGTAGAGCCATCGCGACCTCTACCAAAAGAAGCATTTAAAATAACCTTTTGTAGCCCAGCTCGAAAATCTAAACCTGCAGTCAAATTTTTACCTGCATGAGTAACTCCCGTCATGGCTGCAGCCCACCAAACATATTTGGACTGTTGATTAATTACGTTTACATAATAATTTGTTGATCCATCTTCATTTTTAGCATCGGCCGCTTTTGAAATACTAGAAAATCTTTCAAGAACTGTATTTGCAGTTCCAGTAATTCTTCCATCTTCGTCGGCAACAACGATATGCATTTCATCGTTTGAAGAGCCTTCTCTAGCAGCTGCATCTGATGTGCCAGGAGCTCTGTCAAAGTAAGAGGCAAACTCCCAACGACGTTGGACTAGCGATTGAGTAGCTACGGTGTTTCCGATATACTTATTAGCGAGTGTGATCGTTGCACCAGAAGCAGAAGCAACTTTTACTTCGTATCTATCTGGACCAGCTATTAAAATATCGCCTGCAACAAGAGTTGCGGCGTAAGCAGAATTAGAAGCTGTTACAGTGACAGAATTATTTGTAAACGATAATGTGCCGTTGGCTGTGCTTGAAAAAGCATTAGACGTTCTGCAAGCAGAAACGCGCAATGTATTTCCAAGAGCACCTGGATATTTTGCTACCCACAAACCAACTCCAGTAATTCCGCTAGAATAATTATCCTCATAATCACTTTCATTTTTGATAATAGTATTCTTACCATTAGCTGAATTAGTTTGCGCATTTCGTGCTGCTACAGAATCTGTTGATAAAGTACCTACGTTCGAACTACGAACAACTCTATTAACATACAACTTATTACCATAGCTAAGAAAACTAGCTGCAGTAAAAAAATCAGAAGCTGTATTTGAATTTGGTGTTCCGTAGGTAGTTGCAAGTTGATCCTCAGACCCGATCAGAACGCGTTGGTCTACTGGGCCCCACTTCGCATGCATCGCGATAGCGCCCTCTGTTGTGCTTACTGCCGGAATTACTGTAGTAAGATCAATCTCACTAACATTAACGCCTGGCGAAACTTGGAATGGCATAATCAGACTCCTTCCATCATTGAATTGATTGGTTATACTCTTTTATTTATAAAATACGGATTTTCACTAAAATTTATCGAATCTCTCGCCAAATTCATTAGTATAACTTCTTCCTATAGAATATTCAGTTTCTCCGTCGTCTACAAATCCCGCAGGAAGAAGATCTGATTCCATTTCTTTTATTTTTTCGTCTGAAAGTCTCTTTCTGATGTCCATATCTGTTAGTTCTTTGAAATACGGTTGTTTCGCTAACCAACCAAACATTACTAACCCCATCACCATATCATCATGACATCCTTCTTCTGCTTGATAAGAACTCCCTTTTACGATAAAAGTAGACAGCTCATCTATAGTTTCAAAATCTTGAATAATAAGTTTATTATTTTCGATAATATCTTTTATATTTGAACAGCCAATTCTCTTTACCTGCTTAGACATCTTCACGCCATACGTAGTCTTTCCGCCAAACCCTCCAGCAATACGTTGGCCTCCACGACCTTTAACTGAAGTGCTTAAGATATTTTCATATTCGAGATCGATATTTAAGGTATCTACGACCTGCTGACCGATGTCATTAGTTTCAACCAAAAGATACGCATCGTTGTAAAATCTTCCGTAGTTGACTAAAATTTCTGGATATAGTAATGGCGCAAGAATATTTGAGCGATATTTGGCTACTTGTTTGAAAGGAATTCCTGTAACGTCTATAACCGAGAGTGCAGAATAATCTAATTCTGCACCGTGACTCGTATCAGCTGCTATAACGTATACATGTTTTTCTTTTGGATACTCGTATATATCCAATCCCCATTTATCTTTAGTCGGAGTTACGAATGCGAGTTCACGAAGTTTCGTAGGATGAATAAGTGTATGTATGCTACCTAAGAACGAACAATTGAACTCTTGGTCGAATTGTTGCTCGCTTGTGTTTCTTATAGTCTGTTTTTTCCACTCCTCATCGCGCCCAGGAATAGAACTCCAATGGACTTCGATATTGATATAGTCGCTTCGTTTCTGTTCAGAATCAGTCCACATTTTATAGAAGTGATTCATACCGTTTGGTGTAGAAACTATGATAATTTTGGTTGTCTGACCTGCGCTAATCGTCGGATAGACTGATTGAAAAAATTCATCTGCGATATTTCTAGGAACGAAAGCAAATTCGTCTAGAAAAATCAAAGAATACGAACCTCCTCGAATAGCACTGGATGATGTTGCAGCCGCAGTAATTTTAGATCCGTTTTCAAACTCCAAAGATCCTCTATTCCAAGTTGCGACTCCTTGCTGAATCCATTTTGGAATATGCTCGTATGTTAGTTTAATTTTGGCTAGAAGTTCATTCGCAAGACGACCCTTATTCGCTAGAATTGCAATGTTTTGATTGTCATTGAACAGGGCATTCCAAAGAAGGTATCCTACAACCGTGGTGCTCTTACCACTTTGGCGCGGAAGTTTGCAAATAACGAAACGGTTAGAATGAAACTTCTTGACCATATCTTTTTGAAAATCCCACATTTTAAATGGAACTAATCCTAAATCGACAGATACGATCTTTACATAGTTTTCAATAAAATATTCTGGGTCTCCAGAACACCTGATATATTCTTCAAGTTCTTCTTTCGAATAATCTATTTTAACGCCCAGTGTCTTGAGCAAAGGATTTGATGCATTACCCATTGTAATTTTTACCTTGACAATTAGTTATCTTCATGATATAATACAGGTGTTCCGAGGGATCATACTATAGAAGCGATTTATTTCTATTATTGATCATCTTCTGCAGCTCTGCAGTATTCCCGACAAACAAATTGTTCTGGATATTAGTATCACCAATAGCAGTTTGATCTATATCTTTTAATTGCTTACGAAGATGGATTAAATCCTTATTCGCATCAACCAGTGTTTTTATCATCTGAGAAACAACTTCATAAGCTCTAGGGGAATCGCTCGCTCGCGCGAGGAGAATAATATCATCTAGAGCTCCAGTGCCTTTAGAAATAATTGAATGTATATTTTCTCTAGCTGTTTCGAAGTCTGCTGCTGCATCGTTTTCAACGGATGTAGTTTTAGGTAATTCTACTATTGGTTTCGAATTGGTTGGTAGATTCAATATTTCTTCCATATTATATTCCAAATTCGTTTTCATCCAATATATCCATAAGTTCCGTTTGCATATTGGAACGATCTAACTTCATCTACTCCAGTTGCAGGATTGTATTTAAATCCATCAGTATAGAAAAATAAATTCGCAGCTATTCCATAATCGCTATTCGCTGAAATATTTCTGAAATTAATGGAAAGCGCACTATTACTTGTTGGTGATCCATTCGCAAATTGTGCTGGAGTCAATACTATTCTTTCGGCTCTTCCGCTTCGAGCCATGTCATCATCTGTTATTCCTGCAGTGATTCCTCCTAAAGTAGGATCAATCTCATTATTTGCAGCATAAACGATGTTAAGATCGACTTGTGTTCTTTTAATAACTCCTGCTCTTTTAACAGGACCAAAGAACCAACCTTTCATTGTGAATGTTATAGTATATACTAATGCCCGTCTTGCAATAAAGTCGCCTTCATACGTATCGTCTATGGCTACACCAACCAATATAGTCGGAACATCCATCTTAATTCCCATCTCTGGGATCAAGTTAATAGTGTTGTTCCATTCTGGTCCGAAGTATGGAATTATTTGCTCGATGATCTGAGCACCATCGTCTGCATTTTTAACAAATATTGAAAGAGTCATATCGATATTATATGGAACTGGAACATACTGATATTTCATTTGTTTAAGATCTGACGAATTAAAGGCTACGTTTTTAGTTGTAGCTGATAATCTACGAGTTCCGTCGTAAGCTAGACCTGTCATTTCAAAGCCCATTCTGGGTAATTGAAGCGCCACGCTCTGATCCAAATTAGCATCTTGTCTTATACGAACTAGCCATTTTTCTTTCGGACCATAGGCAATAGGAACTGCGATTGTTTGGATCACTGTTCCTGCAGAATTCAGTCGTTGGACGACCAAATCATTAAACATGTTACCAAAGGCAACAATATATCTGCGAATGGTCTGATTATAAAATTGATTTCCAAACATAATTAATATCGATCCGTTTCTGAAAAAGGATTTCTCTCGGAAAAATCTATATAGAGAGTCGATTGCTGCTGAATATATTCATTATTAGCAGACGCATCTGTCGCCGACATTTGATATTCTTGAATAATGAAACCATCATCTTCGTTTAACAATACGCCAGTACCATCTTGAAGTGTAATTTGAAATAATAACAAATCTGAATTATATCGTGCGCCGATAGCATCGATCGCTGTGTTTCCAGTCTGTAGACCTTTTCCACCAATACGTTCAAACAACTCACAAGTTAGATCGTATGTGTATAATTTTCCATGTGGATAAAATATGGCTTCATGTTCTACAAATTTTATCTCATACAGCTTACTTGTTAGTGGGAAAAATATTAAATCTCCCTCGAAAGGTCGTGTTGATGCAATTGAATATCCATTGGCAGTTCCCGACTCTAATCGGAATGAGTCGGTATTTAAATATGCTCCAGTATTAGCAGTTTCTACTTGATAGTTGTATCCAATTTCATCGAGCAATTTTTCATTTGCTATTTGACCCCATCTTTTTTTAGAGACCGTGAATGTGATTTGATCTCGAATTTCAAGGTTAAATTTGGAAAGAAAATCTCCCTCTCCCTCAAAACCTTGAGTGTTCTTGATATACATTTCTAAGTCAATTGCGTTACTGAACGTAGACAACACATCTTCGCCAAGAAGAATGTCCTCTTTCACAAGGGTTCTTGGAAGATATTTCACATCCATGCCATACATCTTTATCGACTCTACAATAAGATCGTCCATGACGTCTTGTTCACGAACATACGTGAACGGTCGAAAAAATTTATTTGTCGTCATAAAAGTATATTCTATCCGACCATATCAAAGACAGGTAATGACTGTGAACTTAACATGGTATCTTCTAATCT